TAATGTTGTGATCGAAAATGATGTAATTAAGGGATTAGAGTATTCAGTGCATCACTTACCAATAGCAAAGGCCTTAAATTATACTGTCAAAATCACTGTAGAGGCCATAGCGAAAGGTTTGGAATACAGCGTGCGGGTTGACCCATATTGTGCAAAAGAATCGCCCTATGAGCAAAAAAACGTTTTCAGTGATAAAGATAATCCATTCACACCAAAGGCAGATCCGTTCTGTGATTTATAAAATAATATATGGCATTAGCAATAGAAAATCAACAAGAGGAACATTCGGGGTTGAGTAGTCCCTGGGAGTTGACGATTTCAAATTTTGCAGTTTCATCATCGAGTGATAGAATTCTGATTGCTTTAGTTGGCGGACAAGATTCGAACGCATCGAATCGTCACGTTTCAGGCATTGCGTTTCAGGCATTGGGTGGTGATGAGAATTTTACTCAGCTTAGAGAAGATGAAAACGGCGGGAACGTAACGACAGAAATTTGGTATTTAGTTAATCCGTCAGACGAAACGGCTGATATTGTGGCAACGTGGGTGGGCAATACAAATGAAAGTTATTTAGTTGTTATAGAAATTTCGGGAGCGGCTCAAAATGCGCCAGAGGCAAGTGCGGGCGGATCGGGGGGTGATGATACGCCGACATCTTCTTTGACAACTGTTGCTGACGATACTATTAGTTTTTCTATTGCTTCGTCGGAGGCAGATTTTGCCTCGATCAATGATGGTCAGACAGGTTTGGATGGTGTGCCATGGGAGGGGGATCAGGGATTTGAGCAGGCTTATGGAGGATACAAAGTACATGTTGCGGCGGGAGCAAAAACATTAAGCTATACAACTGATTGGGGTACAGCTTGGGCGTCGTCGTCATGTTCGATAGCAGGGGCGGTTGCTGTTACACCAGTTGATATCACAAAGGATTTAGACTATGCGGTTATAACAGATACAGATATTACAAAAGATTTGGATTATGAGGTTGTGGCTGGCGTTGACATAGAAAAAGGTCTTGTGTACGAAGTCATAACAGAGAACGACATCACAAAGGATTTAGTTTACGAAGTCGTTGCCCCTGTCGATATCACAAAAGATTTGGGTTATTGTGTAACATCACAAGTTGACGTTACAAAAGATTTAGAATATCAGGTCATAATAACTCCGTCTGAAATTACTCAGGGGCTTGATTACCAAGTGGTTACTGTGTCAGAAATTCAAAAGGCACTTTCTTATGAAGTAGTGGCGCCGAATGATATCACAAAAGATTTAGAGTACGACATCGTTAATTGGTGGGAGCCGGCGAGTTTAATTGAAACAATCGGATCAATCGTATCAGGCAGACTGGTTGATGTTTATGAGGAGGATGGTAACTCTTTAATATTAGCTGAAACTGAAACCATTGGCGTGAACCCGGCATTTTTATATGACTTTGATTTTTATGGAGTGGCTGAGGGTGGCGAGGAATATACTTCTCATTTCCATGCAAAATATAATGGTAGCCCGAGCCATAGAATAAAACTTCAACAGTGGAATTTTGATACTTCGAGCTGGGATAATGTTACGTCAAATAGCTCAGACTTTCCGTACAACGCAGACCTCCAACATTATCATTATGTGTTACTCAATACTGTAGATCATATTGATGGTGGAAATATTAAGTTAAGGATCAGGCACAATACTGGAAACGGAAATACCGATCATACTTTTGTTATTGATCATTTTATCCTTGAATTTCATGGACACTTGACAATGGATTTAGATTACGAAGTTGTTGCGCCTGTCGATATTACCAAAGGACTGCAATATACAGTGGTCGTAACACCAACGGATTTAGAAAAGGCTTTGAATTATTTTGTAGTATTGTTTGAGGATATCAACAAAGTTTTATCATATGAGGTGATCACTCCTATTGATATAACCAAAGGATTAATTTATACAGTTTTAACTTCGGATGAAGTCACAAAGAGTTTGGATTATTCTGTATTGGTTGATCAAGATATTACAAAAGGGCTTGATTATTTTGTCGTAACTGAAATTGATATTATTAAGAGTTTAGATTATGAAGTTATTGGACCCGTAGATATTACGAAAAGTTTGCAGTACATGGTGATCACTAAAAATGATATTGCTATTAGTTTGGCTTATGAGGTGGTGTCGCCAGTTGGAATAACAAAGGGGTTGAGTTATGAAGTGGTGGTTGGAGTAGAGATAAATAAAACCTTAAGCTATACAGTTGTTGCGCAGGCAGAAGTAACAAAGGCGTTGGATTATGAAGTCGTTGCGCAGGTTGGAATTACTAAAAATTTAACTTATTTTGTTACGGCAGAATCGATTGATATTCCTAAGAGTTTAATTTATTTTGTAGTCGTTGATCCGTATTGCCCGTTAGATTCACCGTACACAATAAAGCAAGGAATTTATGATGCAAAAGCAAATCCGTTTACAAGGCTACCTGACAAATGCTAATTATGTTATAATATACTCATATGCCAAAAGGATACACAAACAAAGCGACGATTGAAAATTATTTGTTGCAAACAATAGATGCGACGTTTAATACTCAGTTGGATGCTTGGATCGAATCAATCGAAACATTTATCGACAAATTAAGTGGTCGTAATTTTATTGCTGACGCGGCAGGCTCAGAAACTATCAAAACTTATTCAGGCAATGGCAGGTTCAAAATGGAGTTTGATGATTTTATAATTACAGATGAAACAGATTTAGGTAATTTAGTTTTAACGATCGGGGATCCCGCAGTTACTATCGACAATGATGAGTTGTATTTGGAGCCAGTCAATAATGAACGCAAACGAATTATTATCTTAAAGTCAAGTCAATTTATTCTTGGCCGTCAGTTAATCAAACTAACTGCAAGGTTTGGATATTCGGAGGCAGTGCCGGCAGACGTAAAACTCGCGGCAACAATTCTTGTCGCTGGAATTTTAAACTATTCTAATAACACAAAAGGAAAAGTGCAGTCAGAAACAGTTGGCCGATATTCAGTAACGTATAAAAATGAAAAGGGGTTTACAGATTATCGAAATGCTATTGCAATTATCAAGTCTTACAAAAAATATACTTTTTAATTATGCTTAATGATCACTATCAAGAAACTGTTACCACTCAAAGATTGGCAACGACAACGGGTTATAAAAAAAATTACGTTGATAATCTTACCGGAGTTAAATGCCACATCCAACCATTCGAGGACGATATAACTCAGGATGTAAATACTGCGTTCGGTAAAGATTTATTAATGTTTTGCGATGTGCTTGATATCATCGAGGCCGATAGGGTTATTTGGAATAATGAGGAGTATAGAGTTGTCGGCCTTATGAATAATTTTGAATTTTTAAAAACTGCTCGGCATATGGAAATTAGAATAAGAGCCTTTAAATCATGAGTGCTGTAATAAAAATTAGAGTTAAAAACCTCGATAAGATTCAATCGGTATTTAAAAAGGCGCCAGTTAAGATGGCCAGAGAATTAAATACTGCGGTTGATCGTGTTATAACAAAGGTCGAGGGTACTGCAAAGCGCAATGCTCCGGTTAATAAACAGGGTGGCGGTGGTAACTTGCGGCAGAGTATCAGAGGTAAAATGGTCGGGGTGGCCAGGGGTGTTGTTGAGGTGGGAGTATCATATGGAATTTTTGTGCATGAGGGTACACAACCACATACGATCAGAGTAACAAATAAAAAAGTGCTTGCTAATAAAAGGGCGGGTCAAATTTTTGGCAAAGTTGTTCATCATCCGGGTACTCAACCACAACCATTTTTAAAAGATGCTTTGGATGATGAGGCTGGATTTATAGATAGGCAATTCATTCAAGCAGTAATAAATACATTAAAATAAATATGTCAGAAGATTTTAAAACTATAGTCGCGGCAATCGATGCTGAGTTGGTTGCAAATGCAGACAAAGTCAGTAAGGTTTATCCTTATGAGCGGTCAACGATTGAAGAATTCCCGGCTGTGATTATTGCCAAGAGTGATAATCAGGCAGATTTTGGATCAACTAATAATGACAGGATCGAATTTGTTTTTAAGTTGAGGGCATATTATCCGGTGCCAGAGGAGGGCGAGCATGCGGATGCAGAATTAGCCTTAACAGAGGTGATCGATCAGTTGCTAACTATCTTTAGAGTAAAAGATGTTTTGGGTGCGGCGTGTGATTGGGTTAACCCGGTCCCGAGTATTTGGTTTTATGAGGTGAGATCTGAGGCGGTCTATAGAGTGGCTGAGATTAGCCTAAATTGCGTCAAGTATGTTACATAATTAAAAAAAGTGTTATACTAAATTTAGATATTAATTAAAAAATAACTCAAAAATATGACTGCATTATTACGTGGAGAGGACTTAAACGTAGGGGTTGGCGTTGAAAACCCATCGGCTCGGGGTACAAACGTCGTTGCTCAAAAATGGATACCGGGAAGAACGCCAACCGGCATCAACGTCGAAGTCGTTAAATCTCTCTTAAAAGAAACAAAGGCGTCAGGGATAATGAGCCAAGGATCAAATGTAGTTCAGAGGCGTGCCTCTGGACCATTAGAATTTAATTTAAGATCAGAATCAATCGGTTACTGGTTAAAGTCATTGTTGGGTGAAGTAGATACTCAGGTTGTTGCAGGCGATGTTAATGATCATACTTTTACAGTATTGCTAAACAATCCGCAATTTCCTACATTGACAGTTCTGTTATCTCAGCCGGATCATCAAGATTACGAATATCCGGGAGCATTGTGTAAGTCGCTTGAGGTTAGATCGCCAGTTGAT